ATAATGACAGTTAAAGAAATGGAGAGGGAAGATGAGTAGAGATATGTCAGATTATATTGATGACTTTGTGTATTCACAAGTAGGTCATACTAATTGGGCTTTTTTAAGTGGGTTAAAGGAAGAAGAAATAGACAAACTTGAGGAAGAAGAAAAAGGATATGTAGAGGATAATATTTTTATCTACTACGAAGAAAGTAAGGAAGAATAATGATTAGTAGTTATACAAAAAGATTTTTGTTTAATACAAAAATTCGTAAAGGTGAAGATGATTGGTATTTAAAAAATATGTCATTTGAACTTACTGACGAACAAGAGGCAATAAGACAATTAAATGGTCTTATAGAAAGTATAGCCACAGGAAACGATACTTACACTTTAGAAAGTTTTAAGAGTGATGTTAAAGAGGCTATACAGGAGATTAAACAATGAGCAAAAATAAAAAAGGTGGTTGGGTTGCATGGAATTATGATATTTCTGCTAGAGACGTTGCTGAAGATATTGTGGACGAGATTAATTTTATGTTGAAAGAAAAAAATATCTACATAAGTTCTTATTTTGACGACGATCAAGAAGATTGGGATTATAAATTAGAATTAGATTTTTTAGAAAAGGAGACAAAGAAAGTGATGAAGAATAATGAATAAAAAAATAGATATAGATGATGTTCATTATCATAACATAAACGAGTTTCCAAAAAATTTTGATGTTAAAGATGTAAGCGAAGACTTAAATTGTTGTGATAAATGCGGAGTAATTGTTAGGTGGTATGATGAGATGTATTGGAAAGGCGAAGAAGACATGAAAACAAATAAAATTCTTGGCGAGGATTATGAAGCTGTTTGTGATGATTGTTTTTATAAATTGAGCCAGAAACAATGACTGACAAAGAAGTAATAAACAATTACCAAAATAAGATTCAAGCTGTTGAGGTATACATACCTAAATTTTAATGTCATGCACAAGCACACGCACAAGCTCAGACTCAAGCACATCTTTATAGGGTTGTGCTATTGTAAATAATGGGCAAATTTTTTTGTAGTTAATTGCTAGTTCTCGAGCACGAGAACCTTCCCACATCATTATTTCTTTTGTTTCTGGGATCTTAGCTAAAATGAAATTGTCTTTACAAAGTTGAAATCTTTTAATGTTCCAAGATATTTGAAAAGGACTCAAACGCAAACACAAGGTATCAGCTATTTTTAACTCACACCAAAATGAAATGTTTTTAGGCTCACGCACAAGCACACCTAATAAGTCTGGTATGCCTGGTGTTCCGTATGTTTCAATTCTAGTCCAATATATGTTGGGGGTTATCTCTTTAATATTCTTCCAAAAAGTCGACTCCTTTCCTCGCTTTGTATAGGAATTTTTTTTCTTTTCTTTGCCTCTCTCTGATCGTTTTTCTCGTTTCGATAATGCGAACTTCGTCCCCTTCGACAATGACAAGGCGAACTCTGAGCTCTTTTTGCTTTGGTTTAAGTTTGTTTCCAGAACCTCCGACTGCTTTGCCATTAACTATCCTTGTTCCCCTCGAGGTTTTAACATCAAAATAATGAGATCTACCATTTGCAGGGTTGACAACAACAATATCAATGGGTCCTTGCTCGGAACAGTTTTGAAAAACATAGTACCCTTGCTCAAGAAATTTGTTGATCGCCTTGTTCAGGCTGATCGTCGCTTTGTACTGTCTTGGGTTCATTGTTATCCATGTCCAACTCAGTAGGGGTCTGATCAATGATAACATTCTTTCTCATCTTGTCTAACAATTCAGTTACCTCCTCTAAAGATAAATTATCAATGCTTTTGTCTTTAACCTTTTCTTTTTTATCATAAAATCCTGCAGCTTTACCTCGACTAATCTCAGCCATAATTGCGGTTTTCAAATCTGGTTTCATATCAAACTGAGAAACATCATCAACACTAGGGTTTTCAGCCCGTAATCCTAACTCGTGTAATCTTCTCAGATGAGTAGCAGGAGAAATCTTATACTTGTTCCAAAGATCCTCCTGAAGAGCTCTAATATATTCATGAACTTTAGGGTATAGCTTTGGATTTTGTAGCTGGGAAGCCTTAGCTCTAGAAGACTTTTCAGGATAACCTGCTTTAATTGCACACTCTCTAGCTGTCATTCTATTCTCTTGAGCAACAATATGTTCAGCGAACGTGGCTTGCTTGGGAGTTAATTGATCTCGTAAATCAGCGAGTTCCTTGTTTAGTACTACAGGATCGCCAGGGTTTCTATATCTCATGTTAAATCCTTTATAAGATCATTTCTTACAAATTACAGCGGAAAAGTAAACATAATTCGTTTCTTTGCCTCCTCAATGAGTTTAGAGAGAATAACTTGTTCTCTGAGAGAATGATTGAGAGAATGAATAAATTGTAATAACATACTGAATATACTATATAAATTGGTTAGAGAGAACGGAGAGAATGAATTTTGAATAATTTTTTATTTTTTTTTTTATTTTGTGTAAATGGTTCTCTTATAGTAATCTATTCTCTCATGGTCAGTGGTCAGTGGTTCGGCCTCCTTTCCCGAATAATACTTTCCTCCTTTCTTTATAGCATTAGCCATTGACCATGAACCAATAATAATATAGTTTATCCCATAGAAATGGATTTAACAGTTAGGATCGAACCTCGAAGTGATAAGAGCTTTTCTAAAACCTTCATTGGCGATAAAGAAAAGATTTTACCCCACATCAGGCGCTATATCCAAGAACATGAACACCTAGAAATAGAGGTTGTCTCTAACGATGAAAGTCCTAACATAACCTTTGAGGAGTTATTTATTAAAGAATGAAGAAAGATAATATAATAGAGTTTAAGAAACCGACGAAAAAGAAAAAACCGGTTCTTGATAAAGAGGGTAAATCGTTCGTCGCAAGACTACCTTACCCGATAACGATACACACAATAGTGGATATCATAGAGCGTATGGGCATTGAGCATGAAGGCACAGTATTGCCTGGCTTGAAGTTCATACAAAGAAAAATAACTAAACTAGAAATGGAGAAAGACGATGAATAAAGTAATCATAATGTTACAATTATGCCTACCTAATGACGGAGAGATAGAATGTATCTTTTCAGAGCACAAGGTTCAAGACTACCAAACATGTGAGAGGAAGATAGAACAGATAGAGCATGAGTTTTCAGATCTCGCTGAGTTATTAAATGTTAAATGTGAGGAAGTCAAAGCATGAAATACACATACAATCACATCATTAAAATTTTAATGGAAAGAGATAAATGGAATAAAATCCCTCTTTACACATCACTATCAAAGGAGAAACAGGATGAAGAAAAGAAACTTGGAAGCTAATCAAGGAGATCGAAAAGGATCTTTGAGACATCAAATGGAGATGGGCCGTAAAAGGGAAGCTAGAAGACAGGCCGAGAAGCTCATGAATAAAAACTATTTTACAAATGCTCAAGAAATTTTTCTTAGAGCTACCATAGAATTAAGTGAAAGGAAAAAAGATGTATAAATATTTAGATATACCGGGGTGGTTTAATATGCACGACGCATATATGAACATCGTCAAATATGTAGATGACGGGCAAGATATAGTCGAGATTGGGTGTTTCGCAGGAAGATCAACAAGGTTTTTATGCGATGCTCTAGAACTAACGGGTAAACACAATGTCAAAGTTCATGTCATTGATACCTTTGAAGGCTCGGGCATGGAGCATGCTGATGTTAATTTGAACAGTATGTACGACGATTTCATGAGAAACTTAGACGATCACATACAATCTGGTAGAGTTCAAGTCAATGTCAATAAGTCAGATAATCAGAATATCCTTGATTCTTTTGAGGATAATTCAGTAGCTGCCGTAATTGTAGACGGAAATCATACCTTAGAGGTAGTAGAAGATGATGTCACAAATTGGTGGCCTAAGGTAATCGAAGGTGGCATTATGGTTGGTGATGATATACGATTAGACTCTGTGAAGCAGGGTTGTTTTAAAGGTTTTAAAAAATTTGGAATTGAAGAAGTATC